TTCGTACCTCTTTTTGCAGCAGTCAATATACGTCTTATAACATTTGCATGACTTTGTGGGAAAAACCATCTTTTTCTTAGTTGCCATCCGTCTATAACGTCACCAACAAGGAAAAGATTTTCGCATGTATTTGTCTTTAAAAAGGAACAGAGGGAATCTGCTTGACACCCTCTGGACCCTAAGTGTATATCGGAAATGAAAATACTATTATAATGCAAGATATTACCTCTTGTTTTTACTCACTTGATATTTATATAGTTACACGACAGAATCCAATAGACAATGGAATCATAGACCAATATTAAGAAGAACGCAACACATTGCGTTTCGTGCATAGATAATTAATCCATGCACGATACAGGTCGCCATTTTTTCATTTTATCAACACGGTTCAAGTTCCTTACCATATTTTTCAGTCAATTCCGCACGACATTCAGCAGAAATTGATCGGGTCAATGTATGCATCCATTGTGAAAAACTGTATTGATTTCCTTTTGAATCTTTCCATCCATTCTTTTCAAATTCTTCTGCACGTTTGCGATAACGCCGCTCTCTTGCCAACCGCTGCGATTCTCGCACACTCAGCTTTGTTCCTTCTGGATTTCCCTTGCCAGACATAAACACATCAATATCGGTGACGCCACGCCGTGTATTGCACCGCTCACAGGCCATTGCAAGGTTTTCCATATCATCGCTACCGCCTTTTGAACGGGGAATAATATGTTCAACTGTTGCACTATTTGATTTGCCGCGAAGATGTGTAGCATCACAGCCACACCAACAACAATGCCAATTTTGTGCTTCTGCAAGTCGCGTCCGCACATAAATGCGAACAGACAATTCATATTTCAATTCACTATATTTTGGATTACGATACTTTTTCCAAAATGGATCATCCAATGCTGGCGGCATTTCGTGGATGATAAGAGGAAGATTGATTTGCATTTTACATGCTCCAATATGTTTCAGAAGCAGGCGACATATAGATGGGAGTATTGACAGGTTCTTGATAGTCAAGCCCACTCATCAGATTTTTGCGAGTAACTTTCTTTTCCACATTGGCATAGAAATTGGTCGCATCAGTGATGGAATAGTCATCCACATTGATAGCAATTTTTTTGCTATACCGTGTGAGTGCCGCCTTTGCTGCACCTTTGGTAGCATAGGTCTGGCTGTTACGTTCCAGCAAGATCGTGGTATCGGTGTTGTAAACTACAAAAGCCATTTTGCGTTCCTTCGTTTCCATACACATGCATAGCATGATTCGATATGACGTGTCAAACGAAAAAGGCGAGGTTTCCCCCGCCTTTTCTTCTTATTTCAACCACGAAAGATGCAATGCAGTCAGCATAGAACCAAGGGTAAAAATAACCCCATACAATACTGTTTGTGCATTTACACCGCCAAAGACATGCTGCCGATGATAAATCCAACAGATATGACGGCAGAATGAATAATAAATTTCTTTTTCATTTCCATTTTCCTTTTTGTTGTGGTTGATATAACGTTATTATTGGTAGACCCTTTCGGACTCGAACCGAAATATTCAATCTTATGAGGATTGTTCATTCACCAGTTATGATAAAGGTCCACTAATAATAACGGTATTAAGAGAATTGGTAGGGATGGTGGGATTCGAACCCACAATGTGATCATTAATCAGTGAGGCATTTTAAGTGCCTTGCGTTTCAACCAGTTTCGCCACATCCCCGCACGATTTGAGTCTTTTTTATGGTCATACTCAGGACCGTCTACTCTATACTTAATTACATTCTATCTAAGGTGCTTACTTACTACTATCGCGTTTCATCATGTCGTCACTATGGCACAGCATTTTGATTCGGTCAAGCTAGTTTTCAGGCATTGCAGGCTCACCCTGCTTAGATTAATCGCCACGTCATGATTAGCATTCCTCTGGTTTATTTTCTAAGGATTGACCGATTGACGACTTCGGTATGTTTTCGTCTTTCTATGTGTTGCTATACTAATAATAAAATTAGCGTTTTACGGTTGATCGCGAGATTTATACATGAACTTCATGGTAGTCTCCATAGCGTTGCGGTTGACTGATAGAAAACACTGTTATTTTGTTCGGGTGAGCCACGTCCCTACACTATAGGCTCTATTATGAGACAAATTATTAAAGATTACACTAGGGCGAGTCTCGAATTTTAATCATATTTAGTACACCTTGTTTTGCTTTCCGTAAGACAGTTTTAGTCGATTCGGCGGATAGTGTCAACAAGTATTTTCGTTATCGTGTCAGCCCCACAGATAAATCCCAGATGCAACCCAGACCACAATAAGAAAAAGCATACGCCCATTCATATATGCAGTACCGCGAGGATAACCAGATACACGATAAAGATCAGACATTCTTTTATTGTGTTTCCTATTGACAATTGCATCAGCAATCAACAGCAGAAAAACAATAGAAGTAATAGTAAACCCAGAATACGCTACAACAGTTGAAAACATTTTATTTCCTTTCAGATGTTAGAATCGCATGACTACATACAATATATCATGACAGCGAGTGTGCCGCAACAGATTTTTTAGCATTGTCTTACAAAAAGAATATAAAAAAGGGGGCATAAGCCCCCTTGTGTTCTTGTGATTGTTAACTTATTCGGTAACAAGTTCCCGATTTTCGATTTGTTCAGCTTCGGCTTGTTCAGCTTCCATTTCTTCCGCTTCCGCTTCTGCAATTTCTTCGGCTTCGGTCGGTTCACCGATCATCTTGCGACCCGCATCAGTCAGCATATAGCCTTTGGCTGGCCGTCCACGAGTTTCTGCCTTGATATCAAAGGTTTTCAGATAACCAAGTTGAACAAGTTGGTTCATCAACGGGCGAGAAGGAATTTCTTCCTTGTCATCAATAAAGATTGCAGTCAAAGCACGCACGATGTTCTTTTTTTCTGCAAAGAGTGCTTTTGGACCCCGCTTTGTGCCAGTTGCGGCAACTTTTGCATTCTTTTCGATTTCGGCAATCACATTTTCGGTGACAGCATCAACCACGGATTCATCAACAGTGTTCATGTCTATTTCCTCTATATGGGGCATCATCGCCCTTCGGTAACACTCTTTTAGCTCTCGAATCACCCCATGTCAATATGTATTTTCATTGTTAATGCAGATAGTGATACATAATGCAGAACCTAGTTTCGTCGGTATTGTATGAATAACCAACAAAATATAATAAATCTAGTCTAAAAAACGCAAAAAAAATATAAATAAAGTAAAGCGAATTCCAAAGGAGAGACAGATGGCTATTCAAAACTTAATTAATATGAGTGTTCCCACTGATGCAAGAACAGGTGCTTTATTAATGCCTAAATTACAAAATCGTTTTAGAGTTTCATTTGACTTTGATTCGGGTAGATATATTACTGGAAACGCAGTTAGCGTTACTAGACCAACATTAGCATTTGATCCCATCACACTAGAAGTTTATAATTCAAGAGTATATATTCCCGGTAAACATACATGGAATACAGTTGATGTTGTTATACGCGATACAGTATCAAATAATACAATTAAACAAATTGAAGGTCAATTAACTCGTCAAATTGACATGGCTACACAAAGCGTTCAACGTTCTGCATCTGCATTCAAATTTCAAACAACAATTGAAACATTAGATGGTTCTAATCCAATCGGCGGAAGTATTCCTACTACTAGTATTTTAGACACTTGGTCATTACTTGGATGTTATATTGAAAATGTTGCATACGGCAATAATGATTATGCATCGTCTGATCCAATTACAATTACGATAACTCTAAAATATGATAATGCAATTCATGCTCATGCTGGCGTTCCTGATGGTCTTTCTGCGACTAACTTTACCCCAGATTTTGGAATTTTATCAACTGGTCAGGGTAATATACCGCAAGCTGGTAGAGCTGGTTTCTAATATATTAGAAACTATTTAAATATGGGAATTAGCCTTTCAGAAATTTATGGAAATCTAGGAATTACGACAACTGATCCAGTTATGTCGAAAATTCCTAGATTTAAATTCAACTTTTTACTTGAAATACAATTAGGCAATAATTCAAGTGGCGTTATTAAATTTGAACGTGTTCGCACAGCAACCTTACCTGAAGTTTCATTTGATACTAAAATTATGAATCAATATAATGTAAAGCGAGTAGTGCAATCAAAAATGAATTATGGAACATGCACCGTTGCATTTTATGATACATATGATAATGATTTTTTAACAAAAATAGCAATTCCTTATTCTAAAAATTATTACAATAATGGCGACGGACTTAATAAAATTAGTGATACATTCGCGACTACTGATTCTATAACATCTAATGACAATGCAATTATTGGAAATTTCGGATTAACTACCACCACACCAGCAAATAGATATTTTATTCCTGAAATTAGAATTAAAAAAGTAGGTCCAGATGCTAATATTTTTGATCATATCATGAAAAATTGTATGATAACCAGTATAGCAGGAGATACAATGGATTATGGTGATAGTCAGCCTGTGCAATTTACCGTAACCTTTCAACCGGAAAGAATGGAATTAACTAGTAATCCAAATTCAACAACTAGATAATAGCATGGCTCGATTCCATCAAGGCCAATACGAAATAAAAAATCCAAGCAAATATTTGGGAAAAAAAATACCATATGCAAGATCATCTTGGGAATTCAAAATGATGGATTTTTTTGATAATAATCCGAGTATTATTGGTTGGGCAAGTGAATCACATCGTATCCCGTATGTTCATCCATTTACTAAAAAGATAACTACATATGTTCCTGACTTCTTTGTAGTATATAAAAATGCACAAGGAATCACCGTAGCTGAAATGCTAGAAGTAAAACCAAGTTCACAAATTTTAGAAAATGCAAAAAAGAAAAGTGATGTTATTGCTGGAGTCATTAATCAAGAAAAATGGAAAATGGCAAAACAATGGTGTGATCAGCAAGGAATTGGATTTAGAGTTGTTACGGAACATGAAATTTACAGAAAGTCTGGAAAGAACAAATGACAAAAAAATTAGAAGATTTCTTTAATTTAAGTAACGAAGAAGATGATATACATATATCAGATACGTTAGATATTGAAGTAGTGAATGAAAAAGAAAAAGAATTAATAACATACGATTTCACAGAATTATCTGGTGTATTGAGCGAAGTAGATAAAATTGATCAAGCATTGGGTCCAGTAAAAGGATTAGAAATATTAGATAGTGAAATGGATGCATTATCTAAACGAGCTATGGAAGTATTTGAATTATTGATTGATATAGGTCAAAATGTCGAAGATAAAAATATTGCTCCTGTATTTGACGCTGCATCAAAAATGTTAAGTGGTGCAATTTCTGCAAGCCAAAGCAAGATGGATAGAAAATTAAAAGCAATTCAATTGCAGTTACAGAAAGCAAAATTAGATCAAGATCAAGAAAAATTTGAATGGAAAGTAAAAGAACGTAAGAATAATGGCGATGATGCAGTTCCGATTGATGGCACATCAGAAAGAATTTCAATATCTCGTTCTGACCTAATTCGTGAAATTCTTGATAAAAAACAATAAATAAAAGAAAAGAGGATTTTACGCCATGAAAAGACTACAACAATATCTTATGGAATCGCAAAAAACATACGAATTTCGTATGAAAACTATTGTAGAACTTACAGATGATCAACTAGATAAACTTGAAAATCATTTAAGAAAGTATGAAGCGTATGACATAGAAACACCTAAAAGAACTATTATGCAAAGTGCCCCACTAGATTTTTATAATAGTGGTGCATGTGAAGTTTATATTATTGATTTCAAAACAAAACTACCAGTCAGTCCACAAATTTTACTTAATGAAATAGTTTCAAAATTGGGAATTGGCGAGGGAAATGTTCGCATTCGTAATAGAGCAGAACCACTTGATGAAATAGATACAAAATATCTTGAAGATAATGGAAAAGATACTAGTAAAGAAAAAAAGAAAAAAGCCCTATTGACTGATCCAGACTATAAAGAAGTTAAAAATCCAAAAGCCGATGATTATCATGGTGAAAAACATAAAACAAAGTTTATGCGTGAACTAGAAAAAGCTAGAAAACCATTAACAACTGAATACAAGATAAAGAAATAATAGGAGATTATCATGTCAATAGATATTGAATTAATAAAAAAATTAGCAGGACTATTGAATATGAATTCTGTTGTTGCTAATAATACACCTGCAGTAATTGAGCCAGAACAGTCTGCCCCATGCGGTTGTGATGCAGAAACAAGTGGTAGTAATATGCGTAAATTCATAGATGCTACTACATTTGAAGAAATTGATGAAGAAGATGAAGATGGTGAATGGGCAAATAGCACTGATCATTTTGATGGTAAACGTCGCGATCATGGACAACCAACTGGTGCAGTAGTAGATACTAGCCTTCGTAGGCATTTAGGGGCAAAAGCAATGCCTGTAAGAATTGAAGAATCGGATGAAAATTCAGAAGAAGATGAAGAAAAATCTGCGGAAGAAGAATTAGATGAAGCCTTTGTTAATGAAGATATCAAAGATAAATTAAAAATAATGACATTGCACGGTATGCATACTACTGAGAGCATGATAGAATCATACAAAAGACACAAAGACAGAACCAAAGAGCGTCAGAAACAACGTATTAAAAATAAAGCAAAAGATAAAGTAATAGCAACTGTTGGTGGTGGAAACCTTAAAGGAATGGCATCGGTTGAAGAAGCTTCTGTTCCCGTTCAAAAAGTTGCAAAACTTCCATCATTGCCAAATAAAAAAGCATATGATATTGAAAAAGCAAGCGAAACCAAGAAAAAAGTATCGTTGAAACCAGAACCTTGGAAAAATAAAAAAGAAACTAAAGAAATGGTAAAAGAAAGTGTCGATCTTATCAAGTTGAAAAAGAATGCTGGACTCCTTTAAGGGGTTCAGTTTCTAAAGGAACAACATGCCATTAGTCAATGATATAGTAAAACAGCCAAATCGTGAGGAATTATTAAGTGCAGCAGAAATAAGAGAAATCGCATTATGCACAATGTACCCAAAATATTTCATAAAAAATTACTGTTATTTACAACACCCTACTAAGGGCAAAATGAGATTCTTATTATTTGAATATCAAGAAAGATTAATTGATGTGTATCATGGATATAGAAACAATATATCCATGCTTCCACGTCAAAGTGGCAAATCACAATGTGCGGCTGCATATCTATTATGGTATGCTATGTTTAATCCTGATAGCACAGTATTAATTGCAGCACACGTTTTCCGTGGTGCCCAAGAGATTATGAGCAGAATAAGATTTATGTATGAAAATATACCAAATTTTATTCGTGCAGGTGTCAAAGCATATAATCGTGGTAGTATTGAATTTGATAACGATAGCAGAATAGTTGCACAAGCCACGACTGAAAATACTGGCCGTGGTATGTCAATTTCATTAGTTTATCTAGATGAATTTGCATTCGTTCCGCCTAACATTGCAAGTGAATTTTGGACTTCTCTTTCTCCAACACTATCAACTGGTGGTAAATGTATCATTACTAGCACCCCAAACCAAGATAATGATCAATTTGCACAAATTTGGAAACAAGCAAATAAAACATTAGATCAATATGGAAATGATAGCGGAATTGGTGTAAATGGATTTAAACATTATATTGCTCATTGGAATGAACATCCAGATCGTGATGAAAAATGGGCAGAAGTTGAACGTGGAAAAATTGGCGATGAAAGATTTATGCGTGAGTTTGAATTAAAGTTCGTTGCATATGATGAAACATTAATCAATTTAAGTAATATGAATACACAACGTGATCCTTACATGAAATTAGGCGAAGTTCGATTTTATGAACCAATAATAGATGGTCATATGTATTTGGTAGCATTGGACCCAAGTTTGGGAACAGGCGGGGATAATGCAGCAATACAAGTATTATCGTTGCCAGATTTGAAACAGGTAGCAGAGTGGCAACATAATTTGACACCAATAAAAGGTCAAATTATTGCATTGAAAACAATATGTGATTACATTTATAATAAAGCACCAAAAAGTGAATTATATTATAGTGTAGAAAATAATACAATTGGTGAAGCAGCTTTGGTTACTATATCTGAAATGGGTGAAGAAAATATACCCGGCGTATTTTTAAGTGAACCTAAGAAAAAGCAGAGTGTTCGCAAATATAGAAAAGGTTTTACAACAACTCATAGTTCAAAAATATCAGCATGTGCTAAATTAAAACAATGGATTGAAACAGACAAAATGAATGTATCTAGTAAAAATTTAATAAATGAATTAAAAACATTTGTGGCTAGTGGAACATCATATAAAGCAAAACAAGGCGAAACTGATGATCTTGTAATGTCACTAGTATTAGCTATTCGTATGGTATTAATTGTTAGCAAATACGAAGAAGATACTTTCGAACAAGTGCGAGAAACATTTGATGATGAAGATTATGATACACCAATGCCTATGGCATTTCTATAAATAATACCAAATAAGGATAAAATTATGGCTATAGATGTTGCAAAAATTTCTGAAAAGATTTTCAAAATAATGAAAGCATACGGACATCAATTATCTCTTTTCACAGATGATGGAAAAGATACACTTGATCCAACTGAGGCAAGAAGATTTTATTCAAAAGATAAAAATATTATGATAAATTTTGAAACTAGTGCTGAAAAACATATTATTAAAGTTAATGTAGGTGGTAATATTGATTTACAAGATTTAAAGCCGTTACTGGGTAGTGTCCGTAATTTAGCCAATCAACAGGCATTGACATATTCTTTAAGAAAATTTGGTCACAATATTAAACCAAAAGATTTTGTCTATCAAGCTGAACAAGAAAAACAAATTTCTGAATCATTTTCTAAGCCATATGGAACAATAAAAACTTCAAGACAAAAATTTGAAAATGCAACATTATATATTAGACACAGTAAAAAAGTTGATGAAGAAATAAGAGGAAGTCGTTCCCGTAATATACATGCAATATTTGTAGAAAATTCAAGTGGAGAACGCTTTAAGTTTCCATTCAATAATATTAATGCAGCAAGAGCAATGACAGTTCATGTTAGCGAAGGTGGTACACCGTATGATAATATTGGTAAAGGAATTATCCATCTGTCAGAAGAAATTGAAACACTAAAAAAATTCAAAAAGAAAAATAAAACTTTACAAGAAACATCAGATGAATTTATTCAATATGTTTCTGAAAGAATAAACACAATTGGACGCCAATTTACTCAAATGAATAATCATAAAGGATATAGTAGAAATATCGAAACATTTATGACAGAAAATAATATTGATGAAGTTGATGATTCTATATTTGAAGAATTTGGTATAACTTTTAACGAAGATGAAAATAAATCATTTGTATTTAATATAGCAAAAAAACTTAAAGAAGATAAAAAAACAAGTTCGCGAATAGAAGAATTTGTAAGAGATATATTAAATGGAAAAAAGATAGAATTCGCCCGATCATCATTTGATTCTGATCCAAGAAATCCAGATAATTTTGAATATAAAACAGAAGAGGCAAGACTTTCTGCATGGTTTGGATATTTTTCAAAAAATGCAAAAGATGAACAAATAGCTGATATTATGGCACAACTTAGTGATGACGTATATCAGTTAAATAAAAAACATCTAGACCTTGCAAAAAAACTATTGACATCACTGATGAATGGTGCTATAGTTACATCACAATCAAACAAACAAGATGGTTTGTTAGAAAGCATTTCCCAAGAACTCGATGATAAGTTATCCACTATTTGTGGAATTTATTTAGACTAATCTTGGTAAACCGATTTTATTAGTTGTTCGGAGAATACAACTATTTTTATCTAACACTTGACTAACACTTAGGAGAATAATTATGTCAACATTAGCAGAAATCAGAAAAAAATTACTAGAACAAGAGAACCGTTCAAAAGGAAATAATAGTGGATATGCAGATACTACACTATATCCATTTTGGAATACAGATGTAGGAACAACAACTACAACTAGATTCCTACCAGATGGAGACGATTCAAACGTATACTTCTGGAAAGAACGTCAAATGATCAAGATTCCTTTCAGTGGAATTAAAGGTGGAGACGAACACAAGCAAGTAAAAATTACTGTTCCTTGTGTTGAAATGTGGGGAGATCGTTGCCCAATTCATGACGAAATCCGTCCTTGGTTTAAAGACTCGGCTATGGAAGAAATGGCAAAAACTTATTGGAAAAAGCGTAGCTTTGTGTTCCAAGGTTTTGTAGTAGATTCTTCTTTAAAAGAAGAAAATATTCCAGAGAATCCTATTCGCCGCTTCTTGTTTACTTCTGAAATATTTAATATTGTCAAAGCAGCACTGATGGACCCAGATTTTCCTGAAATTCCAACAGATTATGAAGCTGGAACCGATTTCAAACTAGCCAAAACTACAAAAGGCCAATATGCAAATTGGACAACATCTTCATGGGCGAGACGTGAACGTAGCTTAACTGATGTAGAACGTGATGCAATTCAAACTCACGGTCTATTCAATCTTTCCGAATTCTTGCCAAAGAAACCCGGTGAAAAAGAACTTCAAGCAATCTTTGATATGTTTGAAGCAAGCGTTGATGGTCAACTTTATGATCCTGAACGTTTTGGTGAATTTTATCGCCCCGCTGGCATGGCAGGAATGACAGACAATCCAAATAATAGTGAGGAAGCTGGAGATGAGCAATTGTCAAAAGTAAAACCATCACAAAAACCTGCTGCAAAAGTTGTAGAAAAGCCAGTTGAACAACCAGTTGACAATTCTACAAAGCAAAGTGCCCAAGATATTCTTGCAGCAATTCGTAACCGTAAATCTTCATAAATTGTAGATTTCTTATAGTCAAGGGGTAATTCCCTTGACTATCTTAATTATTAAATAGGAGAAAATATGGTAAAACCATTTGATATTTCGCGGTTGCGAAAAAGTTTAACTAAAAGTGTTCCGGGAATGAGTGTTGGGTTTCGTGATCCAGATACATGGATTTCAACAGGTAACTACACACTAAACAAACTTATTAGCGGAGACTGGCATAAAGGTGTTCCTCTTGGTAAAGTTACAGTTTTTGCAGGCGAAAGTGGTAGCGGTAAATCATTTCTTGCAAGTGGTAATATTGTAAAAAATGCACAAGAACAAGGTATTTTTGTTATATTAATTGACAGTGAAAATGCACTAGATAAAACTTGGTTAAATGCGTTAGACGTTGATACATCAGAAGATAAATTGCTAAAATTGAATGTAGCAATGATTGATGATGTTGCAAAGATAATCTACGATTTCATAAAAGAATATAAAGCAGACTACGCAGATAAACCTGATGCAGAACGACCAAAAGTATTATTTGTTATAGATAGTCTTGGTATGTTGCTAACTCCAACCGATATAGATCAGTTCTCAAAAGGTGATCTAAAAGGTGATATGGGTAGAAAACCAAAAGCATTAAAGGCATTGGTGACAAATTGTGTCAATATGTTTGGCGATTATAATATTGGATTGGTTGCGACTAATCACGTTTACGCATCACAAAATATGTTTGATCCTGACCCAGTAGTATCTGGTGGTAGTGGATTTATTTTTGCATCTAGTATTCTAGTTGCTATTAATAAATTAAAACTTAAAACTGACGAAAATGGGGCTAAAACTACAGACGTTCAAGGTATTCGTGCAGTATGTAAAGTAATGAAAACTAGATATGCTAAACCATTTGAAAAAGTTGAATTAGAAATTCCATATAGTACAGGACTTGATCCATATAGCGGAATGTTTGACTTTTTTCAAAAAGCTGAATTACTTAAAAAAAGCGGAAACAGATGGGAATACATCAGTGAAAGCACTGGAGAAGTAATAAAGTTATATGAAAAAGAATGGAATAGAAATACTAATTCTTGTTTAGATACAGTTATGTCAGAATTTGACCAACTTATTACTCTTTCATTGGGCAACAATGTCGAAACAGTTTCAGAAGAAATTGATGTAGAAAATCAATCTGAATAAAAAAACAACAAAAACATATATAGATGAACGGGATTTATTCCCGTTCATTTGTATTATAAAGGAATAAATATTATGATTGATAAAGAAATTAGTCTGTTCTTGGAAATATGGGATACTGTAAAAGTTTATATTCCAATTAAAGAAAAACAAGAAGCAGCACAACATGTTTTGCAAATGTTAGATGAATATGGAATAGATATAGAAGAACATAAAATTGAAATGTCAGATCACTGTTCTATTTTGGAGAGTGCAATTAAAGATATTTTAGCTGGATATGATGATATAGAAGACGATATGGAATAAAAAATGAGTGGATGGCTACAAAAAGTTAGAAATAATATGAATACCATCGTAGATGCAATTTCATATTATGAAAAAGAAATCTCAGAAGCAAGAAAAGATATTAGTTTAGCAGGAAATGTTGAAAGAAATGCCAGAGACATGCCCGGAATAGTTGAATATAGATTTTATCAATTACAAGAGATAGAATCTATACTAGAATATCTAAATATTGAATTGAGAAAAATGCGTAGTCATTCATTTAAAAAATTCTTGGAACATTATAATAAACAATTATCAAGCCGTGATGCTGAAAAATATATTGATGGTGAACCAAATATTGTAGACATGACACACCTAATAAATGAATTTGCATTAGTGCGTAATAGTATGCAGGGAATTATAAAAGCACTTGAACAGAAATCATTTTCTATTAATAACATTATAAAATTACGAGCAGCAGGTCTCGAAAACATAGAACTATAAACTAGTTGACAACATACTCAGAATCGGTTTACAATGTGTTAAGCCTGATTCTGGAGTATACTATGACCTGCAAGACACCAAACATCCCACATACGTTAAAAATGCCAATGCCGAATAACCCATTTCGGGTTATGGATCATGTTGGCGTTTTGGGACTGGATTATGTTCTTGGTATTTCTGATGCAATTTATACGGTGCATGGATACAAACAGTTTGTAGATAATGCATCAGAAGTTATATCAGTAATATCTTCCCTTGTTAATAACAGAGGTACTTCTTATTGTGTCACTGATCCTGCTATCATGAAAGAACGTAGAGAATTCTTATCAAACGAATATGTGATGAAAACAATGGAAGGAAAACTATCACAGTTTGACTTATCATTCATCAACATTTTGTCTGATGAAAAGTTTGACGAAATGATGCGAGCAAATCCGAATAAAATAACTTTGTCTAATAATAGTTTCAAATCATTGGCCGCAGCATTTCCAAAAGTATATAAAGAAACAAAAGAACGCACATATTTCAATGATGTGATCAGTGAGGTTGCATCAAAAAGTTCATATGTAGGCGACTTGAAAAGTCGTTATAATTTTAAACTTAAA